TCTAAGTTATCTTCTTCCATTTCACCGTGAGTCTTATTAGATTGAGCACTTGGAGGTCGAGTTTTTCTATATCTACCACCTGAACCATCTCTTGCAGCGTCCACATTACTTGGAGCACCACCACGTGACATATCATATGATTTACCTTTTGGAGCTTTAGAAGTGCCAGCTTCCCAATCTTCAGTTAAAGTTTGTGTATAAGCTTCGAAAATTAAATTTTGATCTGTATTCATTATTATTTAAATAAGTTAGTTAAACTTATATTTAGGATCATTAGCACCTGCTAAATAACCTTTTAAGATTTCACTAAGTGAAGAAACTTCCATCGCAACTCTAGCAATCTTCTTTGTTTCGGCATTTGAAATACTATCAAAAATTGTATCTCCTTCAGCTGAATTAAGCGAAGTTTGGATACTATCTGAAGTACCATTCAAGTAATCAGAAAATTCATCCATTTTTTGGATCCAACTATTTAACTCCTCGAACATTTGTTTTGATTGAGAGCTTATTGGGCTATCTCCTTCAGGTACATCGACATCAAACTCATCAATCGATGTGTCGGGATCTAATGTAGAAGCCATTGCTTCTTGATCAGTTAATTCATCAGTATTTTCATCATCTTGCTCTCTTAAAAACTTAGAGAATCTTTTTTGGTATAAGCTCATACAATTATTTATAAATATTAATATGAGATATACAGGAAAATTCAATGATTTTGTAAGATTACTTGAAGAACAAGATATGATACCAGATTCTAACAGGCAGGTATCCGGGATGGCAACTGAAAATGAGCCATTAGCAACTAATGTTAATGACTTTTTTTCAAGTATTCAGAGGAAAGATGTATCACCAGAAAACATACCATATCCGTTGAATGAATTTGATAGCGTAGCTAGTGACGCATACATAGCAATACAAAATTTAGAAAATATATTAAAAATAGCTGAAACTAATGCAGTTATAAAAAATAAAAATTCTATAAGACCGATAATGGGTGAACTTATGGATTTAAAAAAAGAAATAGTTGATATTACGAATAAAGTCGGTAAAATAAAATAATGAAGAAGATACTAACCTCTTTAACTCTTACCATTTTAGTAGGTTGTCTATTTGGTATATTATTTAAAAGTTTTTCAGTATTTGCAATTGCAATTATTTTACAATTTTTGTTTTTCTATTTCTTCAATTCAGCATATGAAAATCTACTCGTACAAAGAGTAGTAACTGCAAATATTGAGTTAGAAAAATCAAAAATAATAAATACCCTTGAAGTAAAATGCCCTTGCGGTGGTAAACAGGATGTTTTACTTTCATTTAGTGAAGATACTATATACAGGTGTAATGAATGTAAAAATGAGGTAAGAGTAGCAGTTAATATCGGTACAGCTTTAGTAACTAACCCTATATTTACGGAAAAATGAACGAATTAGAAAAACTTACCAAAGAAGTTAATCAAGACGGGTTTATTAAAAATAAAGAGGTTAACAAAATTGATATAGACGATATCGTTAATTTTTTTACAGATGACAATTTTGATAATAAAAGTAGGGTCATTGCCGGTAGAGTGTTTCAAAAAAATAAAAAAAACGATACCATCGAAACGTTTTTTAAATTAATTGAAGGGGAAATTAAAAAAATAGAATCTAAAAATAATAAAGATCCTGACAATTCATTTTTTAATCTTAATAAAAAGATTTTATCTAATAATATATACAACCTTAAAGAGATTATAAGAACATACGATATTGATAACGAAAAAATATTATATTTTTTAATAGGAACTTTGATACAATATGTATATGAGTCAAAACGTTGATATAATAGAAGAATATGGTATAGATTTTGTAGCTAGATTTGCATGCCTCTATGAGGGTGTAAATACAGCATGTGATAGAGCTGAAAGGCTAGGTTACGATACCCAGACGAGTAATGTTTGGTGTAAACCTACTGCTTTACAAAAATATGTAAGTGAAAGGTATTTAGATATGAAACATGAAATACAATTACACCAGAAAGGTATTAATACAGATGAAATTTATCCCTGGAGCAAAGTTTAGTAATAGTACAATGAAAAATACAAAACTCTTTAAACCAGGAGTTTTGTATATACTAAAAAACATTAATAAAACTGAAGAAGGCTATACATATACCTTTACAGTTAATGGTGAGTCTAAAGACATTAAGTTCAATAGTGTACAGCAAGCTGATGAGTGGTTGAATACTATTATTTTTTAATAATAATCACCATATACATCAGTATTGTTCTGAGACATATCAAATATATCATTTTTACTAACGTTATCTACATTGTAATCGTCGTACCCTGGCTTCTTAGTTTGTGATTCTGGGTTTGTACCTCCGCTTAATCTACCACTAAATGAATCTTCAAATACTTGATTATTACCTGAAATACCTTCAAACCTATTACTTGCGTTTTTATTATTGAAAGGTATATTAGGTTCGAAACTATAATCTAGACGTTTAGCTTTTAATAAAAATACGTAATGACCTCCTAATTGATTCATTGCTAATATATCTTGATCTAATTTTTGTGTAATTTCAAAATATTTACCTTGTCTATCATTCGGTCTATCGTTACCATATTCACTTAATTGGAATATATCACCTGCTTTAGGCTCAACTATACTGTATTGATTTTCAAAGGCACCACTTAAAGTAAAAAAGGTATCGAAAAAACTAGATATATGAATATATGCAGTAATTTCATCATCACTTTCAAAACCATATTGTGAAAGAGTAATTGCATTTTCATTTAAGGTTGCTGCTAAAATTAATTTTCTAGGCTCAGCAAATACTTTATTAGGGTCTTCACCGTAAAAATTATCTGCACTTAATACGTTATATGTATTGACGAAATAATCTACCTTTGTACCATATAAATTAATTTGTTCTCTCCACCAATTACTAAACAAAGTTCTTTCATTTTCCTGAATAGATTTATCAGAAAATCTGAAACAAGTTTCATCGGTTTGTACTAAACCTGGGAAATCACAATTATAATCTGGTTGGCTCATCTTTCAATTACAAATTTATTTAAGTTAGAATCAAAATACAATTTAATACCAGTACTACCTAATTTTTTAACTTCACCTTTATAGGGTATTACCTTATACTGGCTTTTTATATAATCTAAATCAACAGGAAAGCATACTTTCTTACCATGACCGTCTCTTAATTGTTCAATTTTTTGATTTTTAGATGGATCAGTTTTTAAGTAATCAGCCATTATGTTACCTTTTTTACGACTATTACTATTTGGTATAACTTTTCTATGCCAGTGTTCAACCCCTGGTTTAGGCTTCTGATATTTATTCTCAAAAAACTTATCAAATCTTAACATATTTATATTTATGGAAAAAAAAGCACAACCAAATGGTTGTGCTCTCTTTAATTATGTATTTTTTTTATTCGAAGAAATCTTGTCCGGTATGTAACCCAACTTTATTATTTTTACCTTGTAAATGAGCTTTCTTATCTCCTAATTCCTTAGGTTCTGCTTCAACATACTTTTTAGTTGAATCAGATGCTTTATTACCTTTTGCTTTAATTGAACCTACTTTATTATTCTTTGACATTAATGATTGACCTGCAGAACTTGGAACTTCTTTCATCTCAACTGCTTCTTGATGAGTATCGTCTTCCTCTTCTTCTGTATCTTCTTCTGCCTCTTCCATTTCCATTGAATAATCTTCATCAGCATCTGCTTCTTCACTATCATCATCTTCATCTCCCATTGCTGCTTGCAACATGTCGCAAAGTGACTTAGCCATATCACGATCAATCGTGATTGTAACTTCGTCTGATTCGGTTTCACCCACTTCGGTATCGATACCGAGTGCGTCCAATTCTTGTTCTTGGTCTGAGTGACCCATTTCTTCACCCATCACATTTTCAAATAATTTATCAAAAGTAGATTTCATAAAAATATTTATACTCTCTTTTACTTTTTTCTCGATTTTTTTATCTTTTTTATCCTTTTTATTATAATTTTCTGCAGAATACTTATCACTATCATATAATTCGTCTTCCTTCTTGCTATGTTTAGGATCTATAGGTTTATTTAAACCATCAATTTCATAAACCGGTTCCGTGGTTCTTGGTCCTTTAGAATGCTGTTTATTTTTAGATTTATTAGAGTTTAAATCAACAGCACCGGGTCCTGGTTTCATTCCCATATTTTTAGTACCACCTTCAATAGGTCTACCTGCTTTACCTTCGCTGATAATATTATTATTATATGTATCCCATATTTCGGTTAGAGTATTTGCTCTTGTCATTTAAATATTTATACGTCAATGGTAAAAAATAAACAAAACTATATGAATAACCCTAATTTACCTGTGGTTGGGGCCGAATTCGAGTATACTCCTGAAATGGTAACAGATTTAAAGAAATGTCAAAAAAATATTTTATATTTTGCAGAAAGATTTTTTTATATAATATCTCTAGATGAAGGTAAACAAACTATAGACTTACATTACTGTCAAAAAAGAGCTTTACGTAAAATGAGAGATAATCGTTTTTTTATATTATTAGCGAGTAGACAGATTGGTAAAACTACTATGATGACAATTTATGCTTTATGGGTTGCTTGTTTTAACTCAGATCAAAGAATATTAATTGTAGCAAATAAAGAAGGAACTGCTTTAGAAATAATGAGCAGAATAAGAATGGCATATGAAGAATTGCCTAATTGGTTAAAACCTGGAGTTAAAGAATATGGTAAAACCGCTATAACGTTAGCCAACGGTACACGAATAGGTATATCAACAACCACTGGCACTGCTGCTCGTGGTCAATCAGTTAATTGTCTTATATTAGATGAGCTTGCCTTTATTGAACCACATTTGGTTGACGATTTTTGGAAATCAGTATATCCTATTGTTTCTGCATCTAAAAAATCTAAAATCTTTATAGCTTCGACTGCTAACGGTACAGATAACCTCTTTTATAAACTCTATTCAACTGCTGATAATGGGGAATCTAATTGGGCTAGTGATAGAATATTGTGGGATGAAATACCAGGTAGAGACGAACGTTGGAAAAACGATACTATATCATCGATTGGTTCGATGGAAGCATTTAATCAAGAATTTAACTGTGAATTTATATCTAGCGGTGAAAGTTCAGTTAACGATGAATTATTCCAAAAACTTGCTACAAAAACGTCTGAACCGTTATTCGTATTTGATGATGGTAAGTATTTACTGTGGGATGAACCTAAAGAAGATAGAATATATGTTGCTAGCGTCGATACAGGGGAAGGATTAGGTAAAGATTCATCTGTAGTGCAAGTTTTAGATTATACAGACTTAACTAATATTAACCAAGTAGCTGTTTATAGTAATAATGAAATCGGTCCATATAATTTCTGCGAAAAAGTATTTGAAATATTACAGCATTGGGGTAACCCTTTAGTCTGTGTTGAAAGAAACAATAGTGGGGGTCAAATAGTCGATATATTAAAAAATACCCATAATTACGATAATATAGTATCATGGGGTAGTAAAGTAGCTGGTAGAAATAAAAGTCAATTAGGTATAGTTTCTCATACTAATACAAAATATAAAGCAGTTACTAATATGAGATATTGGGTTAACGAATTAGAGTCAGTTAATATAAATGATTTAAGAACTATAAAGGAATTGAAAAACTATGTAAAAGCAGCTAACGGTACATGGAATGCGAAGAAGGGATATCACGATGATTTAGTCACCTCACTAATGTGGAATCTTATTATATTAGCTGATGAGTTAGTTGAAACGTATTTTGAGGTGGTAAAAAGAGACTCAAATAATAAACCTTTACAACTACAGCAAATGGAGTTTGGTATTAAATACTTTTTAGACCCAACTTCATTATATACTAATGAAAAACATGGTCAAGTAAATGCTTTACCAATTGTTATAGGGAATACAACTAAAACTGATAATGACATACAACAATTAGAAGCACAAGGATATAAAATATGGCAACAATAAATCAATCACAGTTAAATAAAGGAAGGTTAGATAAGTTTTTACTTGTTTTAAATTTACCAACCGCTATGCGAGCTGATACAAAAAAGACTTTAACTGGTAGAAGTAATAAAAATACAATACAAGATAGTTTACAATTTTCAGTATACGGTTCTATAGTGCCAAAAGTCGTAGTCCCGGAAGAAACATTAGGATATGCAGGTCAATCATTTAAAAAATCGACACATACAAGACCTCCATATGAAAATATTACTGTTAACTTTACAATTGATAGTGAATTTAATAATTATTGGGTAATTTATAAATGGCTAGATTTAATGAATGATGAAAAGACGTCACATTTTAATTCTAAAAAAGCCGCCGGTACAAATAAATCATTTAAATCTCCTGACTTATACCAAACAAATTTTTCTATTTTTGCTAAAGATGAATTTGAAAAAAATAAAGTAAAGTTTACTTATACTAATGCTTTCCCAGTAAGTTTAGGTCAAATAAGTTATAATTATAGGCAATCGGGTGAAATTGAAACTACCTTTGAATTCGCCTTTTCTCAAATGATAGTCGAATTATTGTAAATTTTTAACTCGGGAAGCCATAAATAATTTTATGGCACGTACAATACAATCTCCCGGAGTAGAAATAAAAGAAATTGATTTAAGTTTGAGAGCAAACTTACCAATAGGTACTAATATTTTAGTACCAGGGTTTGCTGATGAAGGACCAACAGATCAAATTATTCAAGTTACATCAAGAAGTGAGTTTGAAACTATTTTTGGTCTACCTAAGACACCAGCTGAAAGATATTTTTACCATACAGTTACACCATTATTTGATTCACCAGCAAAGGTAAGCGTATATAGATTACCTTATGGTTCTAATAAAGGTGAAGGCTTTTCTTCAAACTATAGTGCATTAGCATATCCTGCTAAAGGTATTAGTATTAGTACAGAAGGAGCTGGTGCATCAGCAAAAGCTTCAGTTCATGAAGTTGCATTACAGACAAGAACATCTGATAATACATATTTTGGAGCTGCATCAGCTAGTTTAAGTGCATTCCAAGTTACGACACCTGATGGTACAGTTGCAGAAGCACCAGCATTAACACTTAACGATCCGTCAAACAAATTTGTATTTAGACAATATGATGGTTCAAATGCAGGTATAACAGTTACTGGTGGTTCTAATGCAATACCATTTGGTTTTACAACAGCCCTTTCAGGTGGTACTGATTTTACAACCAATGTAAAGTATTTCTCAGGTGGGTTTGATAAAGCATCAGGATTTCCTCTAGATACAGCTGAGGAAGTGACCTTAGACTTTTATAGAAACACAGTATTACCTACAGTTTCAGGTGCAGTAGTAGCATTTACAGCATCAGGATCAGTATCAGGTAGTAATAAAGCACCATTCGTACAAGTTACTGCAGCAGATGGTGATAATTTAAGTCTTTTCTATACCGCTGCATCTTCGGTTAAGACTAAAGTATTAGGAGGAGTTACCCAAACAGTAACTCGTACAAATGGTTACCCTGACGGAGGCGCTGGTTTCTTTGGTAATACAGTTAATCTTGATTTTAATGAAAATAGCGAAATACAAGGTTCAAATTATGGTCAAGGTTTAACCACATATAATGAGCAAGCTTCAGGTAACTTGTTTGTTCTAGGTAAGCCAATACATTTCCAACTTACTGAAGACCAATACAACAATATCCTACAAAAGAAGACATTTGATTGGGAAAATAGTATTGCAACATCTGCTACTTTAAGTAGTTTTGGTGAATTAGGTAAATCAGCAATGATTGTTCTAAATAAAGGTCAAACATCAATTGATGATAAGTTCCAAGGTTTTTATGTTGGTGCTCTTGATAATACAAATCTTAACCCAGCGACTAATTTTGATGGATTATTAACTGTTGAATCAGTAGCTCAATCAGCTAATATAACATCCACATATACCACACTACCAGTACAAAGACTTGATTTCTCATTATCTTCGATATCTGATAATAATACCGATACATTCGGTCAAGTTACTGATAGTCTTTCAGAAATAATGGAGAATGTGCAGTCATTTGATATATCTGATAAAGAATTCGATGATACGATTTCAGTAGGATTGTTTAGATTAAATCGTTCTAATTACTCACCAGACACCATTAAGTTAGCAGCTGGTTTAGGTGAAAAATATGTAGGTACATTCGATTATCATCGTCAAGTTAATAATCCTAATGGAGGTACACCAGAAAGCTTCTCATTGGAAACAAAAGAAGATGGTTCACCTAATGTTCAAATTATTGTTAATGAGTTCTTAAGTCATAAAGATGGTAGTTCATATTTAGATATTAACGGTAATCCGACAACTAAGATAAGATTAGGTTCATCTAAGATTGATAGTAATGCATCTTCATTTGCAGATAGAATAACTTATTTCCAACAATTATCTACAGAATATGGAGCTACGACTCGTACGCAAGCAACAATTCTATCAGGAGCGGTTGAATCAGCAGTTACAAGTGATATATTCCCAGCAGATTCGTTGTTTCCTTTAGGTAGCTACCAAAATAGTAGTAATGCTAAAGTTAAGAATTTAGGGTCTATACCTAAGAAGTTGAATAGATTAACTGATCTAGCAGAAGATCGCGATTTATTTGATATCGATCTTACAGTAGATGGTGGTTTAACTACTATTAATGCAGTTTCTGAATACTTAGAACGAGGTGGTAAAGGTAAATACTTTGATGATACGGTATCGGTTTCAGCTATTGAAGGTTTTTATGAATCAAATATATTAGATATATCACCTGAAGCAGTAGCATTTAGAAGCGACTGGAAGACAGTATTTGATGTATTTGCTAATTTTGCAGAATTCCGCAGAAAAGATCATATGTTTATTGCTGACTTACCGAGACATATATTCGTTCAAGGTAAAAACTTTAAGACATTAAATGATGATACTAAGAGCTTTTCATTTAACTTGATGAACCCACTACGAGCAATGGTATCAGTAGTCAATACAAGTTACGCAGCAACGTATGCTAATTGGGCTCAAGTTTATGACCCAGTTTTAGATGACCAAGTTTGGGCACCAATCTCAGGCAATATAGCGAAAACGATGGCTAATTCGGATAGTAATTTCCAACCATGGTTTGCACCAGCTGGATTCACTAGAGGTATTATTACCGGGGTTAATGACTTGGCACTATATCCAAAGCAGTCACAGAGAGATCAATTATACAATCGTTCAATTAATCCTATAGCATTCTTTCCGAATGAAGGTTTTGTAACATTTGGTCAAAAGACATTGCTTAAGAAGCCAAGTGCTTTCGATAGAATTAATGTAAGAAGACTATTCTTAAATCTAGAAAAAGCAACTAGACGTACAGTTAAGTTCTTCGTATTTGATCCGAATACGTTAGTTACCAGAACAAGGTTAACAAATGTAATTCAACCTATATTTGAGAATGCTAAAAATACTGAAGGCTTATATGATTTCTTAATTGTATGTGATGAAAGAAATAATACACCAGAAGTAATCGATCAAAATGAGTTAAAGGTAGATATATACCTGAAACCAGTAAGAGCAGCAGAATTTATATTAGTTAATTTCTTTGCTACCAGAACTGGTGTTGATTTCAACGAACTTATTTAAAAAAATAATTATCAATAATAAAAAAAAGACCGGACTAATTAATTTTAGTTCGGTCTTTCTTTATATTTTACTTTTTGTAAATAAATATTAATATGGCTGACAGTAGACTTACAGATTTACCAAACTTTACAGAAATAGACAATAATGATATTTTATATATTGTTGATGTGTCACAGGATACATCCAATAAAATAACTTATGGTAATTTAATAGGTAATAGAATAGACACAATAAGTAATACAATAGACAGTTTAGGTATACCTAATATTGCATCTCTAACCACTAAGGTTGCAACTCTTTCGGTCATACAAAGAGACAAAGCAGACCAAAGTTCTCTTAATGCTACTGATGTAAGGGTAGAAGACTTAGAAATCGATAATACAGCAAATAAAAATAACATTGCCCAACTTCAAATAGATACAGGGTCATTATCAGGTACAGGTATTGCTGGTAAAGCACCTTTATCCGCTATACAATTAATTAATAGTACTACTAGTTTCTTATCTACTCAAATTGATACAAAAGCAACTCTTGTAGAAGATAGTTTAAAAGTTAATCAAACACAATTTGATAGTTTATCAAGTATAACATTTAATTTATCATCAGGTATTACCTTTAACGAGCAAGATATAGATTTATTGCAAGCAGCTAATAATACACTTGATTCTGAATTTCAGGTGTTGAGTACTAATGTAACAACTTTATCTACAATAATACCGAATTTAGTATCTAACACAGTAGCATTTGAATTAACTGCAGGTGTGCTAGACTTAGAAGACGCTGTCGATGATATAGAAACTGGTCTTAGTTTATCAGCTACAGTTATAAAGGTACCATTTGATATTAACATTCAAAGTAATACTAATGTATTATGTACATATACAGGGTTAACAGGTGCTCAAGGGTTATCATCAATTCCAATCGAACCTAATATATTAGGTACTGTAGTAACTGCATATATTAGTTCAGGTAATATGAACAGATATTTAAGTATGGAAGGTTTAATAACGCAGACGGTAGTAGTTAGTAGTGGTGCTATTGAATTTAATGCTTTTAACCCTACAGGTAGTACTATAACCTTTGATGATGAAACTTTAATCTTTTATGTAGACAACGCTCTCAAGTATACAAGATATATTGAAAGAGGTAGTGAATAATAAAGTAATAGATTAGTACATAAATCTTTAACAAATTTAATAAATAATTATATGGCAGACACAACACAAACAATTCAAGGTTTTTATACCCAAGCACAAGCTAAAGACTTTGCAAGAACCAATTTATTCAGGGTGTTAAATATCCAAATAGGTAACACAGATGTAAATTTTGGTGAAGAAGATTTAGTATATGCGACAACAGCTACATTACCTGGTAAAACAATAGGTAACATAGCAGTACCATACATGGGATTAAACTTCAATGTACCTGGTAATGTAACGTATCCTAATAGTGAAAATTACCAAATTACATTTAGATCAGATGAAAGTTATGACCTAAGAAATAAATTTTTACAAGCTTTAGATGATACATTTGACGATGCAGATTCAACAGGTAATTATTTTACACCTACTGCTGATTCGGTAATCGATTTAGTTTTACTTGATAAAGAATTAAACAAGACTGATCAATATCAATTAGTAGGTTGCGCAGTTAAAGATGTACAACCTATTACATATAATATTTCAAATGCTGGTACACAGGTTGATTTTCAGGTAGGTATTTCATATCATTACTTTAGAAGAACAACTTAATAGATTTACAAAAGAATTTCTAATTAGCTCTCATATATATGAGAGCTTTTTTTTGCATAAATATAATTATAGTGAGTATTCTAAATTCAATTAATAACGCTGTTCAAGGTATATCTAACTCTGCAAATAGTTTATTTGGTGGGTCAGTTGCTATGCCTGGTTTATCTCTTTTAGGTACAAATTTACCATTTAAACCTTTAATTAGTTTAAGAGATAATTTTTTAGATAATCTTTCTCAGTGGACTAATAGTATACCTAACGATACTCAATTTATTATTATATTTGATAGATTTCCATCCGGTGTTTCTACGAATGTAATACAAAATTTGGAACCCATTGTACATAATACAGGTTTTGATATAACATTACCTAAAGAAATAACAACTAATTTTAAAAATCAAGGTATTGTTGGTTGTATATTTGCGACAGGCTTTGATATAGGTGGAGAAGAATTAGATTACGGTAGTGCGGAAATAGAAAATAATAGAGGATTTATATCTGGTACAATTTTAAAGGATAGAAAAGCATTTTCAAGTAATGAGTTAACTATGGAGTTTAGAGAAACTAATACATCATTTACAGATTTCGTATTAAGACCCTGGCTTGTAGCTGCAGCTCATTTCGGTTATGTAGCAAGGGATCTAAGTGACCCAGTTGAAAATTTAAAAAATGTTAAAACTAATGTTTCTATAATACAGTATTCAAGATCCGATAAAAACTTATCTCAAATACCGAGAAAGATTTTTAGATTTTATAATTGTGTACCTGTAAGAATTAATAATAGAGATGGTAATTTTAGTAATACCGATGTATCAAAAACTATTGACACTACATGGGTTTACGATAAATATGAAATACAGTCTAATTTATATTTAGATATACCTGGCCTCTTAAAATCTTTAAACCCTTTTTCTTTTTAAACTATGAATATCGCTGACGAAGGTTTCAATTTATTTACCAGAATATCATCTTCTACATTAAGTAGAATGAAAAAGTTAGAAAGTGGTTTGTCTACGTCCACTCCATCTAATGGTCGTAACGGTGTGACAGGTCAAGTGGCAAATAAAGCTCGTAATGTCAATTTAAAAGCCATACAACCAGCTCTCAAATCTAATGAAGTAAAAACTACTTTAGAGAAACCAAAACCAGTAAGTTTAGTAAATGTTTCTAAAGAAGCTTTAAACGATCTTAAAAGTATAATTTCTAAACAAGCAGTTGATAGCGCTGTAGCAATTTCACCTAAAGGTAAAAAACCTATTTCTACAGTTGCAAAATATTTAGCAGCTGCAGCAGCAACTTATGGTATTCTTTCAAACTTTAAATTAGAAAATATCCCCGGGTTAATACAAGGGTTACAAGGTGCTAGAAGACAAGTATTAAAATTAAAAAGAAGGATGCGACGCGTATTTAATGGATTAAAAAATGCAGCAAAAAGATTAATACCAAAAAATTTAAGAGCTACTTTAAGAGCTAATATTAGCAAATTTAGAAAATCTGCAATCGATGCAGTAAAATCTGCAAAAAAAAGTATAGTTAATGGAGTTAAAAATATGGGTACTAGAATAGTTACCATGTCTAAAGATTTAGGTAAAATAGCTTTAGAAAAATTAACGAAAAATTTTAATTCATTTAGAACTGCAGCGATGGGTGCATTAAGATCTGCAAAGGGTTTGCTAACTAGTACGATTGATAATATGGCCACATCTGTAACACGCATGCGGTCTTCGATACCTAGGGCTAATCCAGCTTCGGCGACGCGACCACAGATGTCAATGCCGAGGTCTAGTCCAAGCGTGAGTGGATCATCAGCATCGGGCGGCTTTTTAAGCTCCATGACCCCGAATTGGATGAAAAATGCCTACAAAACTAGCGCTAATTTTGTATCTACACAAGCTGATAATTTGACTACAGGTGCTAGAAATCTAGGTAATAGTGCACTGGAGGTGGTTGGTGATGCTGGTAAAGCTCTCAAAAATAAAGGTGGTCAAGTGCTCGACGCCACGGTTGATGCTGGTAAATACGTCGGTGGTAAAGTACGACAGGGGGCAGCTGTTGTTGCTGATACCACAGTAGACGCTGCCAAATATACTTTTAAGCAAGGAGTGAGGGCTCTAGGAGGTGTAAAATACGTTGCAAAAGCAATATTAAAATCACCACTTTTAGCTCCATTAGTTGAAAGTATATTTACATATATAGACATTAATAAAGCTATTAAGGAATATAATAAAGGAGAATTAAAAAGAGAAGAATTAGATAAAAGAGTAGGTAAAAGAGCTATTCAAGGGGTAGGGGGTTTAGCAGGTGGTCTACTAGGAGCTGGTTTAGGTGTTGCTACTCTTGGTAGTTTATCATTTGGATTAGCTGCTCCGTTAGGAGCAATAATAGGTGGTGTTGGTGGGGATATGGCTGGCAGATTCTTAGGAGGGGTAGTTGCTGATGTTATGGGGGATAAAACAGGTGGTTTAGGTAGTGGTATAATAGACTCTAAATTCTTTAAGAATAAATTACTAGAAAATCAATCAAAAGAAAACGCATCAGGAGAAAGTAAGGCTAAAAAAGAAAAACCAGTAGAAATAGAAGATGGTATTATTACCAAGACTGGTCAATTAATAAAACCTCATGCACAAGATTTTATTTATGCTATGAAAGAAGGGGGACCTTTAACAAATGCAATGGATAATGACAATATAATTGCTAAGAAAACGCATGTTTTATTAGATGAAGCCAATAAAGCCAGCCAAAACATAATGAATAGTCAAACAAAAATACTTAACGAAAATACAAAATTATTAAAACAGTTTTTAGATAAGGAAGCATCTAATAACAATATTGTATCATCAAATAGTAATACTACAAATATAAATTATAAAAGTTCAGGATTACGTGAACTTCAATTAAAGTATGTGTAATTTAGATTATTATAAATATAGTTTTTTTAATAAAGATTTTTTAGTTAAGGAGGTTTCATTTTATGAAACGAGATTATTATTAAAAAAAATTAACTCTCCGGATTTAGAACAAGTGTTTGATAATTTACTATCTATTTGTGTTAAAAATAAAAATTTAAATGTATTAGAAAAAATTATTTTACTTTTTTATGTAAGAGGTTTTATTTTCGGTAATGAGATTACCTTCATGAAGGATGGTAAAGAAGTTACAGTTGATTTAAACGATATAGTTGGTGAATTTACCAAAGAACAATCAACTTTAACTATTAAAATAGGTGGTTTAAATTATGATTTTAGTTATGTTAATAATTTTGATAATTTTGATGATAAGCTTTCACTTATTGAAAGTAGTCTTGTAAGTGTTAATGGTTTAAATATACAAAATATTGAAGATAAATTAGGATATTTACCCGCTGTAAATATTAATGATATTTATACTCAAATATTTGAGCATTTTTATTCTTTTAATTATGAGTTAAAAATATTAGATTATGATTTAAATATTAATAATATTCTTATTTTTATGAAAACTATCTTTACTTGTGAATTAATGGATTTATATGAAATAGAATATAAACTAAGAAGATTGTTAAATTTTACTACTGAAGATTTAAAAAATAACTCTTTACCTGAATGTAGAATACTTATGAATTTATATGTTAAGGAAAATAAGGAAAGTGAAGTTGAACAACAGATGAACCAATAATAAATAATGTAATGGCCGAAAGTTTAAATGATATTTTAGAAAACCTTAATTCGTTAAAAAAGAATAGTAATATTTTTATACCATCGTTAAAAAAGAACGTTGATTTTAAAGGTATTACTTTAAAACAACAAAAAGAAATAATTGATAGTGTCCTTTCGGGGGATTCAGTTGAAATATTAAACTTTTTCGATGTTTGTTTTAATATATTAAAGGAAAATATACAAGGTAATAGTATAGAACAAATTAATATAGTAGATAGACCAAATTTATTATTAAATTTAAGATTTAATATTGATTCAAAATATGAAGGAATTAATATCGAAGAGCTTATTGAAACAAATAAAAAAATTAAATTACCTGAATTGCAAACTACTATTGAAACTGATGATTTTATTTTTACAGTTGAGTCACCGAATATAAAGAAAGATGCAAATGTAAATAATTATATAGTAAAAACTTTTTTAGATCGAGAAAAAATATTAGGTAATTTATATGCTGGCGAGCTAATAAAATTTATCACTACTGTAAAGTTTAAAGAGAGTGAAAATGTAATCAATTTTGACGATCAATCTAACAAAAATAAATTTACAATTATTCAAAGCATAGATACAAAACATTTTAAAGAAATTTTTGCTTTTATCAATAGTATAAGAGATATTGAAACTGAATTCCTAACCGTACAAGATAAACAAATTGATATAACGCCTGATTTTTTCATATTTTAGTATTGCCATTAAATATAATTAATGGCAAGTAATTTGTGGAGCTTAGTTTTTGGACAAGATGGTACCCTACCAGTTTTGGTTAGGGAAGGTTCTGACGTCGATGTCAATAATATCAACTATATAACCAATACAGTTTATGGTAATTTAGATACTTATGGTGATGATATTGACGTGATTAATGATTTTCAATGGACGAAGAGTCCTAAAACTAGTAGATCTGATGTACCTAGACTAATATTAAAAGAGAAGAGGTTAAAAACTAATAGCACAGTTTCGAACGCAGCATATTCTTTAAATACTTTACTAGATGTGGCGCCTGCTGCAGAGGCTGCAGCTACTAGTTTTAGTAAAAAAATAACCGGTAATAGTATAATAACTAAATCTGTTGAATCTGTAGGTAAAGGTGTTTCCAAAGTTACCGAAACATTAGCTAGTGTTTCTAAAGAAATAATAGAAAATGTAGTTGGTGAGTATGAAACGTTTGGTGAAGATAGCGTTTTAACCCCTTATAATGGTTTATATAGGCTAGAAAAAACAGGTTTTAAATATGTTTTACCTTATTTACAAGATGGTTACAATTCATTAGAAAATACAATGGATACAAGTGTAGGTTCTTCAATAATATCTAAACTTACTGAAGGAGTGGGTGAAATAGCTTCCCAGGCAGCAGGGTTAGCTTTTGCATTAAGACCAGGGGTTTATATAGAAGAAAGTCAGCAATATAATATGCCTCAAGAAGGTAGAAAGGTTAATATATCTTTCCCATTACTAAATACAGGTAACTATGCAGATATATTACAAAATTGGCAATTATTATTTGGTTTAATTTACCAAAATAGACCTGGTAGGATAACTAAAACGTTAGTTGATATACCAGTCTTATATGAATCTATAGTTGAAGGGCAATTATATATGCCATATTCTTATATAACTAATTTAGAAATAAAACATGCAGGTAATAGGAGATCGATGAAAATTAATGTACCTAAAGTTGAAAATAATAAAGATACAAATCCAAGTAATTTAGAAATAACCGCTGTAATTCCAGATGCGTATATGGTTGATATAACTTTAACTAGTTTAAATGAAGAAACGAGAAATTTCTTATTTGAAAGTATTAAACCTGGTTTAGTTACATCAAGAAAAGTTAATACACCAGAATCAATTACCACTGAAATAGCGTAGAAAGGATTATATGGAAGGTAAATATCAAAATCAAATTAACGAACTACCAGGTTTAGAATCCTTTAGATATGAAAACATATTTAAAGTCTATAATACTGGCGATAAAGACTTTTTTTACTATAATATATTAAAAAAAGTATCCTTACCTGATAATATTAACGGAGCGTTATTAGATACGGTAATTATGAACAACCAAACACCATTAACTACTTTATCTTACCAACTTTACGGTACGATGCATTTATGGTGGTTAATATGCGTGGTAAATAATATACAAAATCCTGTGACTCAATTACCTGTAGGAGAGGAAATAAAATATGTAAAAAAAATATTTTTGAAAGAAGTTATTAACAGTATAATGGACCAGTTACAATGAGATATCGTAAAACTATAGAAAAGGTATTTCCAAAAAATGAAGATTTTTTAAATAGGGTTGACCAACAAAATTACATAATTAGAAATGTAATTTTCAATCCTGATAAAAATATAGTTTCAATACCCCAACAAAGTATTATATCTTTACAAATAGAAGATAGTTTATTCGACCCTTTTGATAAAGGTCAAATTATATTTAAAGACAATCAATTTGCTTTAGAAAGAAATAGTACCCAAGAAAATGCTTTCAACGGTATTAATTTTAGAGGGGATGGTAAAGATCTATATCATTTAGATATGTTACCGGTAGAAAAGGAAGAAGAATTATTGGACGATGATTTCTATAACGTATTTGGATACAGTAAAACTTTTAGTGTTTACGATGTTGAAAACTTATTAGATGATCCGAATAATATTATAAAAAAGTTAAGTTTTTACGATTATGATAAACAATTGCTTTTAGATAAAACTATTTTCTTTTCTACATCAAAAATAGGTAAAGTAGAAGAATTAAAAAATTTAATTTTTTTAAATAATCAAGAAAGAGGATCGTTAACCGGTATTGCTTTAAGAGATATTTTAAAAAATGGTATGAACGTTGATGATGATACTTTAATTTTCGATAAAGATGACGAGGGTAATTATGTAGATTTTGAAGATGGTAAATCATTTATGTTCTATACATCGCCTCCAAACAATAAAGCTTATGAGGATTTATTGTATTTTTGCGATAATCATGTAAGTGATTCAACTGGTGGAGATTTTTCATTTTTAAAGAAAAACAATTATAACGGTAAATATGGTCTTCAAAGTTTAAGTGAAATTTATAAACAAAACTATCGAGAAGGTCAAGACGAACCTGGAAGCTTATTCTTTGAAAAAATAATTATTTCAAATTCTGGAGAGTTTAATGATGATCCGATCGGAAGTGATTTAAAAACACCAAAAAATTCACCATCTTTTGGTGAAAAAAGCTCTGCAATAAATTATAATTTCTTTAATATTAATACCGTACTAAATGTAGAAAATGTTAATTCAAAAATTGTACATTCTTATAATCACGATAACAAATCATTCCAGTTTGATGTTGAAAAGGGTAATATCGAGAATGCAAAGGATTCTTTTAATTTTTTATACGTAGCCGGTAAAGTAAAAGGAAAAGATAAAAGTCCATTTTCGTCTTTTTTAATTAATAATACGAAAAAATTAAATTTAAATTATGAAAATGTTTATTCTTTATATGGTCAAAATGAAAATGTAAGATTGAATAAAGGTTTAAACAAATTATTAAAAAATAATTTTTTAACCAATATAGGTGTTGAAATTTATATAAAGGGCCAGGTTTTTAGAAAATCAGGTACTTTTTTTGCTTTAGAAAGAGCAGAAAATTACGTTGAAAATGATTTTGATAATAAATTACTCGGATCTTATTTAATTTTAAAGGTAGAGCATATTTTGGATGATAAAAATAAGTATTATAATAAACTAGTTGGGGTAAAAACACACTTTTACCGAGACCCTATAATAAACGAAGATATATTATGAGTTTTAAAATTACAGCTTTACCAGACTATCTAGACACTATAGTTTTTCAATCTACTGATTTCTATGAGCAAAATAGTAATTTATTAGATATTTTTAGTGATTATTTAACTGAATTAAATTTAAATATAGGCTATGAAAAAGGAAAATCTTCAGGTGATATTTTAAAAAATAATAATGATTTTTTTAAAAAATTAAATGACGAAAATTTTATTATAGATGGTGTTCAAATCGATGAAATTAATAAAAACTATTATATCGAAAAATATAATAGTTTGTTTTCAACTATTAAAGATTCTGTAAGTACAGTTATAAGTGATAGCAATATATATTTTAAAAATTATTCAGACGATGTCGGTACATTAACTGATTCCTCTTGTATATTAGATGATAGTATTATACCATGGTATGATATTTTTAATGAAGATATAGAAATGCCTAATAATTTAAATAGTACCATTTTCAATAAAACGTCAAATAATAATAAAACATTACAATTAAAATTTACTAAATTTAATAATGCAATACTTAAAAATAATATGAAAGGTATAGTTGATTACACAAATGTAGAAATTAGTAAGTCTAAAAAAGCACATGGTAGTAATTTAGTTACCGACTATTATTACTATAAGAGATTATTCTTATATAAAGAATTAATTGCACAAAGTATTGGTCAATTGTTAAAAGGTTTAGGGGACTATATTTTTTATATTAAAAATTTAAATATGAGGCAAAATTCATATAAAGCTACTCTTTTTAAGTATACTGCTAAAATAGAAAATGTAGAACAACAAATAGATATACTTAAAAATAGAATATCTAGCACAGCATATCTTACTGACGCAATTATTAAAAATTAATCACTTTGAACGTTTATAAGTTTAGCATCATCAATTAACTTATTCAATAATTCTTCTCTATTAATTGTAATGCCAATACGTTCGTTATTTTTTTCTTGCAATTCTTTCTTACTCTCAATATCCATTTGTTTTACCTGAATTTTAGCTTCATTGGCTTTATCTTGCAAAAGTATTTTATTTAAACTTTCAATCGCTGAAGCAGATGCCCCTACTAATTTACTTAGAGCATCAACATCTCTTGAATCAGGAGCAGATGTAATAAATTGTTTTACTTCTTCTACATAATCTACAGTACCTTTAATCAATTTACCGGAATAGTTTAATAAAAAATTTTCTAATTCTTCTTTATCTAGATTAAATTCATCTTTTTGTAGTTCTCTTGAAACTTTTGCAGACCCCTTTAATTGAGAAAGCAAATCATCAACAACTATATCTACATCATGGTCCATATAAAAATATTTAATAATAAAGTTGAATAATTAAACATATACGTTATAATAGGTTAATGAGTAAAGTTAAAATTAAATTTATAAGAACGCATGACGATGCTATTCTACCTACTAAAGCTCACGACGGTGATAATTGTTTTGACCTATATGCAGTTGAAGATACTGTTATACCCTGTAGTAGTTCTTGGATTGGCGATGTAACTGTTGGTAACGCTGTAATACCTATAGGTATTACTGTTGCTGATATTACTAAAGGTTATGGGTTTGTATTGAGACCTAAGTCTGGTTTAGGTTTCAAGGCCGGCTTACAACCGCATCTAGGGGAAATTGATAATGGTTATAGAGGTGATTGCGCAGTTAAAATGTATAACTTTAGCAGTAAGAATTATACTTTTAAGAAAGGTGATAAAGTCGCCCAGATTAAAATTGAAAAAATTTACGATACAAGTGTTGAGTGGGCTAAAAAGACATCTAAAGCAAAACGTGGAGATGCAGGGTTTGGGTCCTCAGGTAAGTAATTATGGGAACTAAAGGATGTAAAGAGCGGGAAGGTGTAAATCATGCAAAATATAGAGATAATTATGACTCTATATTTGGTAAAAAAACTAATGGGAACTCAGATATAATTAGTAGTAAGGAAAGTTCTAAACAAATTATTAGAAAAGGTAAATGTTCTACGAATAGAACAACTAGTCGATATTATACAGATATTTAATTATGGGAAAAGTAACAAGACAAAAGATAACCGAAAGAAAAGTCGGTAATGCGAAGGTGAGAAAGACGGT